GCGGTGTTGGGCATCGGCCCGAAGCGTCGGCTCGATCTGGGCGTGAAGGTGGGCGAGGCGGCGAGCTCGTTGGATCAGTTGAACCGGAGGCTCGATGCCAGCGACGATGCCGACGGCGAGCAGGAAGCCGACCCCCGTCTCTCGGTCATCGAGGTCGAATCGCGGTAGGCCGCTGAACGCTTCGCATGGCCGCCTGGCGGTGAAGTGGATGGAGACGTTCCTGATCCACGGTGAGGGCGACTGGCATGGCGAGCCGTTCCGGTTGCGCCATGATCAGAAGCTGTTCTTGTACCGGTGGTACGAGCACAACGCCGCCGGTTGGGTGTACAAGCAGGGGATGCGTGGCCGGCCTCGTGGCGACGGCAAGACGGAGCTGTTGGCTGCGGTGGCGTGCCTCGAGTTCGCGGGCCCCGACCAGTTCCGCCGCACGACTCCGATCATCCATGTGGCGGCCGCCGCGTTGAAGCAGGCGGGCGAGCTGTTCTCGCAGGTCCAGATCATGTTGGGTGGGCAGGGCGACACTGAGGATCGGTCGCCGTTGCGTGGCCTGTTCGATGTGATGGACACCCGCATCGATTATCGCGACGGGTCGCCCGGTTACATCGAGCGGATCGCTGCTGCGGATTCGACGGCGCAGGGCGGTAAGACGACCCTGTTCCTCGCCGATGAGATCCATGAATGGAGGGGCCGGGCGGCGAAGGTGTACGGCGTTGTGTCGTCGGCGCTGGAGAAGCGGGCGAACGCCCGAGAGCTGATCATCACGACGGCCGGCGAGGCGAAGGGGCATATGCCGCCGACGGCCGCCGACACGATCGCCTGGAAGCTGTACGCGAAGGGGTTGGAGCAGCGGCAGGACCCGCGCAAGCATCCTCGGTTCCTGTTCGACTGGGCCGAGATGGAACCGACCCGCAAGCTCGACGATCCTGCCGAGCGGTTGGCGGCGGTGCTCGAAGCGTCCGGCGACGCCGCCGATCTGTTGTGGCCGGCGCAGGACCGGGTCGACAAGTGGGACGACCCCGAGTATCTGCACAGCGATTGGCGCCGCTATTTTGGGAACCAGTGGCCGGACCAGCCCGACGACTTCTGGCTGTCGGACCGGCCGGAAGCGTGGTCGGAGTGTGAGTCCGGCGACGGGACGATCGCCGACGGTGCCCCGGTGATGGTCGGGGTCGACATGGCGCTGCACCACGACTCGGTGGCGGTCACGTTGGTGCACCCGATCGACGATGTGCGCCGCGCCTGGCAGACGAAGGTGTTCGCCGCGGTGAAGGGCAAGATCGACCATCTCGAGGTCGTCGAGCACATCCGCTCGCTGGCGACCAGCTTCCGGCCTCTCGGCCTGGCGTACGACCCCCGGTTCTTCGAGCTGCCTGCGATGGTGCTCGAGGAGGAGGGCTGGAACGTCATCGAGGTGCCGCAGTCCCCGGAGCGGATGGGACCCGCTTGCGCCCACGTGTACCGCCAGGTGATGGCCGGCGACATCGTGCACGACGGCGACCCCGTCCTCGCCGCCCACGTCCATGCCGGTGTGTGGCGTGAGGGTGAGCGTGGCCGGACGCTCTCGAAGCGTGCCGCCATGCAGAAGGGCACCGGCCACATCGACGCGTTGATCGCCGGGGTGATCGCCACATCCGAACTGGACACTGCCGACGTAGCGCCCCAGCGGTCGCTCGTCATGATGATCGGAGGGGACTGAGTTGACCAACCGACATCGCATCGTCCTCTCGGTTCTCGCAGCCCCCCTCTGGTTCGTGGGTGCCGTCGTCGGTTCCACGGTCGCCGCCGCTTTCTGGGTTGGGCGTGCCGTCGCCGTCGGCTACTCGGATGGCCGTCATGCTCGCTGACCGGATCGCTGGTCGCGAGGTCGCCCGCCAGGGCCTGCAAGAGATGATCGCGAACGCTCCGTTCGGTCGGCGCACCTCTGTCGCCGGGGTCCAGGTGGGCGTCGAACGTGCCCTCGGCCTCACCGCGTGGTGGTCCGGTGTCCGGTACCTGGCCGAGACGGTGGCGTCGCTGCCCGCTCACGCCTACCGCGACTCGGCCGGTGTCCGCTCGCAGCGGGCCGACCCGCCGTGGATGTCCGCACCGGACGACGACATGCCCTGGTTCGGCCTCGTCGAGTTCCTGATGATGTCGCTCCTGCACCGTGGCAACGCCTTTGCCTACAAGACTCGGAACCTCGACGGTCAGGTGGTGGGCCTCCAGCCGATCCACCCTAACCGCGTGCGGGTCGGCAAGACCGGTGGCGTCAAGGTGTTCCGCGTCGACGGCGACACTGGGCGCGGCTACACGAGCCGGGAGATCCTGCACATCCCCGGCCTGTCGTACGACGGGGTGCTGGGCCTCGACCCTCTCCGCGTCCACGCCGACTCGCTGGGGGTGGTGGCCGCGGCCGACGAGTTCGCCGGCCGGTTCTTCCACCAGGGCGACCACACGAGGGCGTACATCTCGGTGCCGGAAGCGCTTTCGGACGTCGAGGCGAAGGTCATCAAGGAGCAGTGGGAACGCTTCCACGCCGGGATGCTGAACGCCCACGAGCTCGGTGTCCTCGGCAACGGCGCCGAGTACCGCACCGTCGGCCTCGACCCCGAGCAGACGCAGCTGATCGAGACCCGCCAGTTCGGGGTCACCGAGATCGCCCGCATCCTCCGAGTGGTGCCCCACAAGCTGTACGACCTCGAGAACGCCACCTACAGCAACATCGAGCATCAGGCCATCGAGGCTGTCGTCGACGGGGTGCGCCCGTGGGTGGTCCGCATCGAGTCGTTCATGAACTTCGACCTCGACCTGTTGCCTGGCCCGATGCAGAAGATCGAGTTCAACATCGACGGGCTGCTGCGCGGCGACATGAAGACCCGTTACGAGGCGTATGCCTCGGCGGTGGGTCGCCCGTGGATGTCGGCCAACGAAGCCCGCCGCTACGAGAACCAGCAGCCCGTCGACGGCATGGACGAGATCGCACCGCCAGCCAACGCATCGGCCGCCGCTCAGGCCAAGGAGACGCCATGACTGCTCGCATCGTGGCCCGCAGCTTCGAGCTGGAGGGCATCGAGCGTTCCCGTACCGGCGACGGTCGGACCGTCACCGCCTACGCGGCAGTGTTCGACACGGCGACGATGGTGGTCGACCGGCAGTTCTCGCCGAGCCCGTACCTTGAGACGATCGCCCGCACCGCGTTCGCGAAGTCGCTGAGCGAAGGGGCCGGGACTCGTTCTCAGGTCCTGTTCAACCACGGCAAGACGATCGGCGGCGTCGACGCTGAACGGTACGCGATGCCGCTCGGCACGCCCGTCGAAGTGAAGGCCGACGGCCGCGGTCTGCTCACCGTCACCCGCTACGCCCGCACCCCGCTTGCCGACGAAGTGCTCGAGCTGATCGACGCTGGCGCCATCCGCGGCCAGTCGTTCCGCGGTCCTGTTCTTCGCCACGCCGAGCGTTCCGCTGGGGTGGTCGAGCTGACCGAGCTTGGCCTGCGCGAGTACGGGCCGTGTCCTTTCCCCGCCTACGAAGGCGCCGAGATCGTGAGCATCCGCTCCGCCACCGACCTCATGTTGGCTGTGGGCGACCTCACCGACGAGCAGCGTGCCGATCTGGCCCGCCTGCTCAGCACGAACAGCACCACCGACACCCGACCGGATGACGCCGACACCGAAGCCGACCTGACGGTCACCTCGGATGTCACCTCATCGGACGCGCCGTCGCCCGACCCGGAGCCATCTGGCCCGAGTCTCGACCAGCTGGCGCTCGACAACGTGCGCCGCCGCATCTGAGAGGAGAGGCCCATGCCTCCCACCATCACCGAGGAGCCCACCGCTCCCGAGTCCGAAGTCGTCCGATCGGCGACCGAACTGCGCGACGAGCGCGGCCGTGTCCTGTCACAGATCGACGACATCCTCGAGACCGCCCGCACCGAGGAGCGTGCCACGCTCACCGACGCCGAGCGTTCCCAGCACGACGACCTCGTCACCGAGGCCGCCGCGCTCGCCGCGCAGGTCACCGCCACCGAGGCGACGGCCGGCGACGCCCTGCGCTTCGCCGCCCACGACGCCCGGAACGTGGCCCCCGCGGCCAACCCGATCGTGTCGGTCGGCGAGGAGCCCCGCACCTACAACGCCGGCGCCGAGAACTCGTTCTTCGTGGACGCCTACCGGTCCCGGTTCATGGGCGACGAGAAGTGCGCCCAGCGCCTCCAGCGGCACACCGTCGAAGTGGAGCGTTCCGGTGTCGAGGTCAGCCGCGATGTCGGCACCGGCGCCTTCGGTGCCCTCGTCGTCCCGCAGTACCTGACGGACCTGTTCGCCCCGCTCGCCCGTGCCGGGCGCCCCGTGGCCAACACGTGCATGGGCCTCCCGCTCCCCGATGAGGGCCTGACCCTCAACATCCCGCGTGGGACGACCGGCACCGCGGCCGCCGCCCAGGCGTCGGAGAACAGCCCCGTGCAGGAGACCGACTTCGACGAGACGACCCTCGCCGTGCCCGTGCGCACGTACGCCGGTCAGCAGGACGTGTCCCGCCAGTCGCTCGAGCGGGGCCGCGGCGTCGACATGATCATCTACGCCGACCTCGCCGCCGACTACGCGACGAAGGTCGACGCTGCGATCATCGCCGGCGCTGGCACGTCCGGCACCCACCTCGGCATCACGCAGGTGTCGGGCATCAACGCCGTCACGTACACCGACGGCTCGCCGACGGTCGCCGAGTTCTGGCCGAAGCTCCACGACGCCATCCAGCAGGTGAACGCCGGCCGGTACCTCCCGCCGACGGTCATCTACATGCACCCCCGCCGGTGGGGCTGGATCCAGGCGGGTCTCTCGACCTCCTGCCCCCCCGTCCCCCAGCAGGGCGCCCCGGTCAACAGCGTCGCCGTGAACCAGGCGGTCGCCTACGGCCAGGTCGTCGGACATCTGGCCGGTCTCCCGATCGTCACCGCTGCCAACGTCCCCACCAACCTCGGGTCGGGAACCGACGAGGACATGGTCATCGTGGCACGGGCCGAGGACCTGCTCCTCTGGGAGCAGGGCGACGGGTCGCCCCGCGAGCTGCGGTTCGAGGAGACCACCAGCGGCAGCCTGACCACCAAGCTCGTCGTGTACGGCTACAGCGCCTTCGCTGCCGGCCGCTACCCCGAGGCGATCGCCACCGTCGGCGGCTCGGGCCTGGTCGCACCTGCGTTCTAGCCGCTAGTCGCTCCGACGTTCTGAGGGGCCGGTCGTCGTTCGCGACGGTCGGCCCTTCACCAACCCCCCCGATGTGAAGGAGACCCCGCAATGGCAAAGGGCCGTTACCCCGTCCGATATGACCGGAGCTACCTGCTGAACGGGTCGCCTGCCGGCCCGCTCCTCGAGAACTTCCCGCGGTGGGCGATCACCACCGACCTGGCCGCCCCGACCACACAGGTGATGACCACCGTGGCCGTGCCGCTGCAGGCTGGCGATGTGGTCACCTCCATCACGTTCAAGTCTGGTGCCACCGCAGCCGGG